CAGCATTGAAGTATTCGTCCACCAAATAGTATTGTTCTGAATCCCAATCATACGCAATAACGCACATTGCTGTCGGGTCTTTGTAGCCGACATCCAACCCCGCGAAGACATCCATTTTACTAGTATCGAGCTGCGATAAGTCTTTAACTTGGGTTTCAAAATTGAATTTCCAGATCTGTCCTTCATAAGTATTAAAATCAGCCTCATACTCTTGTTTAAATTCTGCTTCTGACATTGACTTTCGTGCTTCGTCAATATCACTTTGGCTCATTCGTGGGTTGTCTTTATAAGTAGCTCGTATACTACACCACTCTGGAAAATCGTCCGAGAATCCTCTGTAGAAGAACTCTGAAAACCAATTATTCCTGCCACGAGGAGTGGAAATGAATATAGCTTTAGAGTTGTCTTTATCGAGTGTGGGTCGTAGTGCGACATTGAAGGCATCTTTACCATCTGCTAGTGCAGCTTCGTCAAATATAATAAGATCATAGGAACGACCTACACAAGAATCTACTTGGTTAACAGAACCCATTCTTACTGCAGAACCGTTTGAAATTTCGATTACTTTGTCTTTTGCGTTATCTTTTGTAACTTCTAGATCAAAATGCTTAATCAAGTTTCTTTGCAAATCAAAAGAGATCTGAGACAAGGAATAGTTGGGAGACATGATTAAGATATTGGAGCCAGGCACTAAAGACACGAGCTGTCCTATAATGTTGGCTATGTACGTTTTGCCTTGCCGACGGGAGACGGCGGCAGAGACAAAACGATATTTAGGGTTGTTAATCGCATTGATAATTGCTATCTGCGAAGGCAACGGTGTGATGTTCAGCAAATCCAAATAAGGATCAACTGGAAGTTTTAGAAACCTTGTCTCAGATCTGTAATCAACTAACTCTTCCGAAAGTACATCTTTTCGGCTTACTTCAACTGCCATATTAATCTTCTTCTTTTATTAGTGTCCAAATGCCGTAGCCTAAACCTACCCATGCTAGAAGTTTTGCTAAACCTCCAAGTAGAATTACTGAACCGCAAACTCCGATAAGTACAATTCCGTCCCAGGATGTACGTTGTTTTAGTAGCTTACTTAGATACTTCAAGTTGTGTACCTCTTTTTTTATGTCCGTTCCATGCTACGAAACCTGCTAAACGTAGTGCATAGTATGCTAGATAATTAAGGGCATAGAAGCCATTCACTTCGATACAGATGTCTCGAAAAAGACCATCCATATGTTTTTGGTCATGATAACCAATATTGCTACCGTCTTTCTTCATAAGAGTAGCATACTTATAACCGTAGTCGTGTACTAAGCCACCCATCAATAAAACTCCTACTGGAGACAGGAAGGTTGCTAAGAACTTGGGAACCGATGCGCCATCAAATTGAAAACCTGCAGGAATCTTATACCCTACTCCGTCAATACTATAGTGAAAATCTTCTACAATTTTCCACTGACGACTACCCATTAACCACATTAAGATAGCTCCCCAGAAACCTTTACTTGCTGTTGCAATTGGTACTGGTTGCATTTTTGGCATATCATTAAACTCAAATCCAACTCGTTTCAAGTCTGGTTTATCTAGTTTATTAATGATGTAGCTAACTGCAATTACTGCGATTACTATTGTCCACTGCCAAAATGTTACTGCTAAATCTAGTATTGTTTCCATTATTTTTTACCTTTCATTGCTTGTGTACCAAAGAAGGCTGCAACTATACCGGCAACGGCTACAAAATATGTAGGTGCCATATCTCCTAAGGTATCCTGTGCTTGATCTAAGCCGGCTAGTGATGCAAGAACAACTGCAAAGGGGTATAGTAGTAAACCTCCCAATGCAAACCATGTCATGTTACGTTGTGCATCTCGCATAGCGTCTGCATCTTCTAACTCTTTACGTTTAAATTCGAGGTATAGTGCCTCTTCTTCTTTTGATACGCTACCATCGCCATTTGTATCTGCTGGATGATAATTAGTGTCTTCTACCATTTTACTTTATCCGCCCAATATGCCGCAGACATTTTGCCTTTAGCTATATTCTTTGCGTGTCTTGCTTTAAACGACGCCCTTTTCTTCTTCATTCGATCAGATTCTCCAGCCTTCGGCTTCCCTGCCGTTTTAGCTCCCTGCTGGCCGAAACGAATCGTTTTTACTTTACCGCCAGACTTAGCTACAACGATATGAGACTTCTTAGCATGGCCTGGAGTACGTTTTGGTTTATTATAACCACTAACGCCTGCCCGTTTTAACCTTGAGTCTTTTTTCTTCCTCGCTTTTCGCTTTGCTGGCATAAAGTTTACTCCTTGTCTTTCTTGCCGGAATCGACGACACCTTTGACATCTTGTCCGACTGCTATCGTAATATCTGCTACTGTGTTGCCTACTCCGCCTAGAGTATTGTTTACCATTGCCTGCGTGCCGTCAATGGCTGCATTCATGGTTCCACAAGCTCCTAGTAGTAGTGCAGATACTATAACTAAATACTTCATTTGTTTCTCCGTATTGTCCTGCCCTTGGTCAAAATGTATCCGATTTGGGGGAAAGGGCCTTGCTGAAAAGTGCCACTTGACACTTTATTTCTTTCTTCGCTTCATAGTAGCTTTACGCTTCTTTTTCACGAATGTACTAACATTGCGTGGCTTGCCCCCTGGATTGCCTGCTTTTCGTTTTCTACGAATAGCTGATCTTTTCTGGGCTGCTGTCATACGAGCAGCTTTTGCTGCTGGCACACATTTAGGGTATCCCTTTCCTTTTGCCTTCTTTCGACCGCAAGATTTGTACCCTCCACCCTTTTTAGGACGAGATATATCTACCCATTTTTCTTTAAACCATTTACTAAGTCCGCTTTTACGAGGTTTCATTTCTTAACCCCCATACGGTATCTGCCTCCTCTTTTCTTGTATTCTTTTACTAGAAAAGCATTTGCGTAAGCAGAAGGGTATACTTTAAATTTTCTTTTTGTTGCGGCTTTAACAGTAGCATATAGTCTTTTATTTGTAGGAACAGGCTTTTTCTTTGCAGCCTTTCGTTTCTTTTTACGAACTGCCATTATTTTCTCCTACGTTTAGCATTCTCATATGCTTTATGAGTACTGCCTGCCATATAGACTTTAGTTTTTCCTCTACCATGTGAGTGAATACCTTTGAGACCAATACGTTTTGCCGCTTTTCTCGCAGCTCTTTTAGTCTTATACTTCATTAGTAGCTCGGACGTTTTTTACCGCCCTTTTTCTTTTTACGTTTTTTTGCTTTAGTTCCACAGTGCATAATTTTACCCCAATTGGGTGATCAGTGTAATAATGACCCCCGCCAGGAACATAATAACTGTTCCGCCTATACTAACCATACGCGTCTCTATTCTATTAAGAGACGTTTCTACATCTTCCAAACGCTGAAAACAAGTTTTCCAACGTTCTTCGCATTGTATTTCGTGAGCATAGAGACCTTTCTCAAGACCTGCTACTTTTTCATTCGTTTCCATCTTTAAGAAGTTTCTCCATCAGCTTACCATAGTTACCTTGACCAAACGGAACAGCTTCATTAATCTGTACATTGGTTTGGTTTTTGATATTGCCGCTTTCGGCTTTTGCTAAGTCTGCCTGCGCCTTGATTTCATCCATACGCATTTTATGAGCCATTTGCAATAAGTCAGCTAGATCCTTGCTAGAGTATACGCCTGATTCTTCTGCTTCTTCTAATTTAGCAGCAATCATATTATCTAGTAAAGATCCAATGTTATTCTTATTGCGGTATCCTAAGTCTAAGTAAACAGTATCAATATACTTTTTTACTTCGCGCTTATTTAGTACTTCTACTACCTGTGTTTCTGGTACTTGAAGATACTCACACACTCCACGTATGTTACCGAACTGTAGGTAACTGTTTGCTATTTCCAGTCCTTCAGGTGAAATTGTAGTGAGTTCTTTTGTCATGTTTCGTATTATACTAAGTTAGGGTTATATTGTCAAGAGATATTTTTCTTAGGTCTAGTCTGCAAGCGGATTATCAAGTGCTTTTTGTAGCTTGTCGCTAAATCGTTTTTCTAGTTCTTTTAAGTCTCTAGCGTTGTCTGACATTAAAGAATCTCGTCTTGTTTCAAAACGTTCACTTGCTTTGTCGATCATATCTCGTACTTTTTCTTCCATATTTCGAGTTTTGTCTTCTACTCTATCTGCTTGTTTTTCGATACTAAGAATATCGTCTCGTAGTCCGGATTTAATATCTCGTGTATACTCAATGGCATCATCTAGTTTTTGAACTATCTGAACATTTTTTGCGTCTATCGCATCTACATCAATATTTTGTACGATTTCTTTCATATCCATGTAATCTTTGTAAAACTCAAAGCCAGCCCAGCTAGCACCGCCTAATGTAGAAAGAGCAGTTAGTATTACCGCCATCTTTCCACCTTTAAAAGTCATTCCTGCAATTTCAAATTCTGCCATTTTTAGTCTTCCTTATTTTCCTCAACATCATCTGTAAATTGAAGCTGACGTAGTTGCATAACCTCACGCTGTAGCTTCTCTACTTCTAGACGTTTCTTTGTTAGCTCTAACTGATACAGAGTGTTACAGTTGATACGTTCTTTTGGTCCGCCGATAGGAATATTTATGCGTGCGTATACTCCTACGTCTTTCATTTCTTGATCTTCGAATGTTTGTATTTGAGTAGTATAAGGAGTATCACCTTGCTCAATAATGCCTACTACGCCAAACTCAAAATTCGTGCCAGAACCTATAGAGTTCTGACAGTCAACGTTGCCTGCTCTAATTTTATCGGTTCCATGAGATTGAGACGCCTGAGGGATATTCAGATTCAATGATCCTTGTCCCCACG